GAGAGTCTTGACCGGCATGGAAGACGCTGTACCGATCACTGGGGAGCTCACCATAGAGACTACGCCCAATGGAGAGGACAATATAGCCTATGATAGATGGGTTAAGGCTAGGGAAGGCAAGAGCCCATATAAAGCGTTCTTCTTTCCTTGGTGGTGGTGTGAAGATTATACAATTCCAGTTGGATCAGAATATGCCCTTCCAGCAGACAAAGGCACTTTGCACTTAACCAGTGAAGAGCTTGAACTAATCCGCAAGAATGATCTTACTGAAGATCAAATCCGATGGCGTAGATGGAAGATAGCTGAGAAAGGTGGACTATTCTGGCAGGAGTTTCCTGAAGATGAAATCTCCTGTTTTATCTCTATTGGCGATCCAGTCTTTGATACAGAAACTCTCAATACTCTAGCTCAGGGTTGTTATAATGGTGAAAAACATTTAGAAGGGTGGGTATTCTGGAAAAAACCTGAACCAAGAATGTACTACACAATCGGTGTTGATACCAGTGCTGGTGCTCCGGGTGGCTCTTACAGTGCAGCCTGTGTCCTTGATGCCAATTATAATGTGTGTGCCACATATCAAGCCAGAGTAGAACCCCACATCCTTGCCTCTATATTAAAAAAGATGGGTAAATGGTATAATCAGGCAGAAATAGCAGTAGAAAGGAACTTTACTGGATATGCTGTACTCGGTCATATGCTTGATTACCCTAATATTTATCACCAGAGAGATTTTGTCAGTGGCAAGATCACAAATAATAGAGGCTGGTGGACAAATGACCAGACTCGCCAGTATATGATAACCGCAGCCAAGGAAGCCATGCCAAGATTGCATATCTGGGATATGAATTTAGTCAGACAACTGAGAAGTTTCAGATTCATAAAATTCATAGCCACAGCTCAAACCTTTGATGATCTGGCTATTAGCATGATGATAGCCTGTGCAGTAAGAAAAGTAGTGGGTGTGTCCAGAGGTTATCAGGGTGCGGTTAAAGGTTGGAATTGGTAACTGATATAGGAGAGAAATATGATAGATTTACCTATTAATAAAGTAAATACTGAAATCATGAATTTGAAGAATTATTGGACTATCAGAAACAATAAATTCAGAGAGTGGTATGAATATTTGTTAATGATAGATAAGTTAGCATCCAGAGGAATGGAGTCCTATGTTAGCAACGAGCCAGCCACCTTTTACAAGATGGCTCATTATTTATTAACTAAGGGGGAAATGTCTCACTTTATTCCTGTTGTAGCGGAATCAGCTCTTGATCTTGATCGTAGAGCCAGAGTCCACCGGGGTTGCCAGTATATGTGGAATCAGATAGACAGGAAACGAAGACTTGGTGGAAACCAGTCCTATATTGATGATATCTGTTTCTATATCCTTGTCTTAGGCTGGTATGCAACCATACTATCTTTTGATCAGAAAACCGGTTCTATGCAAGCTCAATTATGGAATCCAGCCGATGTATTTCCAAGTTATTCCAACGATACCATGACTACCTGTGTTCACTCATATAGCATTTCTCAGGAAGAAGCCCTGACTAAAGCTAAATTGAATAGCTGGAAATATCAGACATATTCATCAGGTGGTTCAGTATCCCTTGATGATGTCTTTGTTAAAGATGAAGATCAGGATATCTGGTATAACATGGTTCTTCTTGATGGAAAGGATGTAACTGGTTGGGTTGATAGACCGGAATTAAGGCTCTTTGTTGCCCCAATCGGAGGTTATCCTGATAAAGGCTCAATTACCAGTGACAGTCTTACTTGGAGAGGCTTGACCGGTGTTGGTATCTTTGAAGTCAATGAAACTGTGGCTTCCAGTTTTAACAAATGGAAATCCATGATAAGCCAAATCCTGAGAGATACAGCTCAACCAATCATGCAGGAATTCAGTGCTACATCTCAGGCTACTCCTGAACAGATTCGTGAAAGAGGAGCTTTGTTTCATTATGCTCCGGGAGAGGCTGGTCTTAACAGAGTCCCACCGGCAGTCATACCAATGGAGCTTCAGTCTAATCTACTGGAACTCCGGAGAGAAATGCAGAAAGGCAGTTTCAACGATGCTGTCTATGGCATGGTATCTGGAGAAGCCGGCTACGCCTTATCCTTGCTTGCTACCAGTTCAGCCAACCAGATATTGTACCCGTACATGGATGCCAAGCATTTTGTTGTTGGAGAAGCAGATAAATTCTGGTTGGAGAATCTTAAAAGCAACAGAAAATCCTTTGCTATAAAAGGAAAACTGATTGAAGAGATCAAACCAGCTGATATACCGGAAGATGTGAATGTGATAGTTGAGTCTGATGTGGCTACACCTAAAGACTGGCTGGAACGGGGAACTATCGGTGGCATGGTCAGGGAAGATCTGGATAAAGCCACCTTGCTAACCGAGATTTACAAGCTTCCTGATCCCCAAGGAATCCTGCGAAGGAAGAGCCTTGACCGGACTCTGGATCATCCTATGACTCAGCAAATTGAAATGATTGCCGGATACCGGACTCATGCCAACTACCTTGACAGTATGGGAGACAGGGAACAAGCCAATTTATTCAGAAAGGCTGCCGATGCTATGGAAGGTCAGTTGGGTGCTCCAGCTCCGGGTCAGGGAACAGTTCAAAATCAAGATATGATTAATAGACAAAGAGAAGCCGGTGCTCCGGCAGAAGTGCCAACTGTACCCAGTAATGTAACTTCTCCAGAGGGTGTCAGTGGATTTACTCCACAACAGCTTCGCAGGTCAATCGGATCTGGAAAAATAAAAGTTAGATAGGAGGAGTCTGATGCCCGATCCATCAGGATTCAGTTTACCCCCTTTTCCTTCGCTATATTCGGCTAAAGAAGCTAAAAGGCTTAAAGAATTGGAAACTCAAAGAGCCGATATGCAGAAAGTATATCAGGCTAACTTTACTGATACAGCTTGGTCTAATAAAAATCCAGTAGAAAAAATTGCCAGAAATCTTCCGGTTGTTAATTCTCTCGTAAATCTCGTTACTCCTCCTGATGTTGGCTGGAGTTATGGTTATACTCCGAGTCAGTATAAAGAAAAAGAGACACGGGTTGAGACTGAGTTTCAGGAATTATCCAGAAAACAAAAGGTAAGTAGTGTCTTACCTGATATTCAAAGCCACATGATAGCTTCAGCTATGGTTGGAAAACCTCTTACTTCCATAGATAAGATAGTTCCGGAAGGCTTGACGTCTAACTTTAATCAAGCTGATAAAGATTATCTGGAGGCTATGGGAAGGAAACTGGCTATATCAACTCCAGAAGAAATCATATCTGGAACTTGGGTAATGAAAGAGCCCACTGATGCTCCTGCGGATTATGCCGGTTTCGGTGCAAAGCTTCCAAACATAGCCCCCAATGTGATTATGTCTACAGTAGCTTTCAGTAATGATGTTAATAAAATATCCGATGCTTTGAAGCAGGCTTATCCGCCTAAGCCTCGTGAAGTACCAGAACCGGAAAAACCCAAGCCTATAAAAACAACAGCCGAGTATGCCCAAGTCCTCAAAGACAGGGCTAAAGAGATTGGTGCTGATATTCTTGATACGGATTCTGTTGATCAGATATCAGCCAAGATTAACAAGAAACTGGAAGATACAAATCAGGGTTCTATCTTAGTTATGACTGACCAAGCATCAGGTAAAATGTTTGCTGCCAACAAGAGAAAAGACAACTCAATCTGGTATGGTACAGACTACCTTGGTTTCTATGATGATAAACTCCAGAAACTTGTTCCGGGGGACTTTGAGGAATCCAAAGCCAAAGATGTCTGGGATGCCCTTGTTCTGGGTACTAATGAAGCTGTTCAGGGAACTCTCATGTTTGGTGTGGATTATCTGCCTAATTTGCTCTTTGGTAATCTTCCAGAGCCAAAAGAAGAAACAACAGCATCTCAGCAACTCTTATCCCATGAAGAGCAAGTAGCTCAAATAACAGCCAAATATACTGAGAAATTTAAGGCTATTGGTCTGGATGAGAAAGCCTTCTTCCATAAGTATCAGAACTATAATGAACCCGGAGCTAAAGAAGTCTGGGATGCTTATGAAAAAGAAATGGCTAATCTGGGAAAAACTGATCTCTTAACTCAACAGCAGCCACCTATCGGATTCAATAAGGAAAGGGTACAGGCTTATAATTCTTGGGCTACTCAGATGCGAGATCAATTCAAAGTTGTATATTCCGGGGCTCAGAAAGAACATCAGAATTGGCTGGAAGCACACCCTGAATTAGCACCAAGAAAAGAGTGGGCTGATGGCTCTAGCCATTATACTGATCCTGCTTGGTATTTCTATAAAGTCAATGAAGTAGCTCCAATGACCATAGCCAGTCTAGCAGTTATGACAGCTACTACTGTCTTAACCAAGAATCCCATAGCTGGTATGGCTGCCGGCTTTGCCCTTGAATATCCGAGTGTAACTGAAGATGTTTTCAGATCAACAGTTGAAGCTGGAGCATCTGAGGGAGAGGCTGCAGTAATGTCAGCAAGTATAAGTCCTCTAATAGCTGCCCTTGACAGTACTGGAGATATACCTATCTTGAGAGCAACCAGTCCTGTTCTTATGAAGATGTTCAAGAAAGAACTCGTCAAAGAAACAGTAGCTCTTACCCGCAAGCAACTGATTAAGAAAGGAATTACTACTTTTGTGGAAAGTGAAGTAACTGAAACAGCCACAGAAGTTCTCCAGCAAGCTATACAAAATGCTGGTGCAAAAGTATTCAATCCAGATCAGCGAATATCTGAAAACCTAGGTATAACAGCCAGAGATACCCTTATTGGCATAGTCCCATTTTCATTCTTTGGTGGTGCGGTTCAAATATCTTCTGAATGGAAACAGGCTAGGAGAAAACTTCCTGCCAATATCCAGAGAGCCCTTGATGTAGATGCAGCAGAAATTATGAGACAAGGCGGCTTATCAGAGGATCAAATAGAGGATGCTCAATCTGAAGAAGCCGAAGATGGTGAGAATGTATACCAAGCTCCCAAGGTTATGACCAGAGAAGAATGGGAAGAAAGTATACTCAAATTATCTGATGAAGAATATAGTGTCCTTGCTGATAAGAGAAAAAGTTTCTGGGATTCAGCTACTAATGAGCAGAAAGAGAATCTTATACCAGGAAGTACAGATAAAACTTACTGGGATTTAACTACTAATGAGAGAGTGGGTTTGAACTATAAACTATATCAGGAAGAAACTAATAAAGAAGCTCAGACTCCCAGAGAATATACTCCGGGTATGACTCAACAGGAATGGGAAGAGAGCATGAAATCCAAGACTCCTGAAGAGCTTGAAGCCAATCTAAGACAAGTCCAATCTCTATGGGAGGGAGCTGAACCTGATGTAAAAACCAAGTGGTCTGGTCAGAAACTTGTCCGGTCTTGGGATTTATTATCAGAAGATGAAAAGATCAAGGTTATGATGGCTGTTGGAGTCAGGGGTAATGCTAAAATTCAGGCTGTCAAAGCTCAAGCAGAAGTACAAGCCTATAATAAACTGGTTGCTACCGATGCTGGACAAGCCCAAGTTGAAGTAGCCGTAGATAAATCAAATCAGGTTGTTCCTGAGAATAGAACCAATATAAAGAAGAAGATAGATAAACTGAATGAAACCATTGATGCCAATGCCAGCCTGTATGTTACTACCCTGCAATCCATTGAAGTCCAGAACAAGGAATTAAAGAAAGCCAGTACGGAACAAGAAGCCAAGGATGTACAGGAAACCATAGATAATCTTAAAGCTATCATTGAAGATATCACTATTAAAAATGAGGATCATAACAGGAACAAGCATAGACTGGAAGAAGCCCTTCATAAGATACCCATGACCGTAGAGGAAAAAGAAAAGGTAGATGATGAGCAGGCTAAAGAAATTGAAGCCAAGCTCTCTCAAGGTAAGGTTGATAAACTATCCAAGGAAGACTTGAGTACCTTGCAAAGTAAATTGCAGAACAGGGTTTCTGGTGTGGTTGATGTAGCCGGTAGAATCAAGGAACTTGAAACAAGGCTTAAAGACCTAGATCAGAATATGAAAAAGAATCTTGAAAAGCAGAAATCTATCTTTGAAAAAGTAACTCCTGAAAATACAGAGAAAGAACAGGATGCAGCCGATGCCAAGATAGCCAAGCTGGATAATGAATATGAGGCTATGAAGGTGGAATCCGATAAACTCATAAAAGAGTTGCAGAAATTTAAAACAATCAAAGTTGAGACTCCGGTACAAGCTACTCAGGCTACGGAGCAAACTGCAACTACAGAGATTCCAGCAACGGAGCAAGCTATTCCAGAGACTCCAGCGGAAACTACTCCTGAACAAAGTGAGGAAACTAAGTCCAGAGTAAAAGTTGTTATCCCCATGAAAGATTATACTGAGACTCCTAAAGAACAACCGGCTACAGTATCAGAAGAGGAGATACCTGTGGATAAGATTCTCAATCCTGAATTAACTCCGGATGTTACTGGTGAAGTCAGTGAAGCCGATCTCCAGAATTTCCAAGTCTATGAGCCTAATCAAGTCTTGCCTGCTGATGAGATACTTGGCTCTAATGCCAAGGCTTACCGGATCAAGATGACTAAGAACGGAGTCATATCTGGTTTCATAGAGTTTGCTGTCGGAGATAAGTATGTGGTCTTTGGAACTATCAGGTCAAATCAATCTTCTCCAATGGATGTTATGAGGGCTCTGGGTGAGGTTGGAAGACGATCAGAGGGCAAGAAGATTATAACAACCGGCATGACTGATGATGGCTGGAAGATGGTTCAGAATATGGAAAGACGGGGCTATATAAAGATTGAATCAGTACCGGCTAATCTTCTTGGTAATGTTTACACAGAGACTCAGGATGCCGGTTCTATACCCAAGCATAAGCCAGTACTCATCTCTGTTATCAAGATACCTGAGAAAGGGCAGCTACGCACTTCAGCGACTATTCTTAAAGAAGCCACAGCTCAATTAGGTTATGATCCTGTGGAAGAGCTTGATAAGATGTTCCCTGAGCTAACCAAAAAAGAGACACCAGAGATAAGAAGAATAGATGAAAATATCTGGAATGGTTATAGTGCCGATGAGAAACTGGCTAAAGCTAAAGAAGCCGGCATAGCTAAGACAGCATCCAAACTGGACTGGAATGGTTTAACAGATGTCCAGCAGGAGAGATTATCTGATATTATACTTAATCCTGAAGATATGGCTAATCAGGAAAACTTTGAACGGGTAGGGAACTGCGAAGTTATGACAACGAAAAACGGGGAGGTAATTATCTGTGGCTAGATGTTACAAGCTTAATCCCGAAGAGAAAAAGCAGTGGGAAGATATCAATAAGAATATGTCTGGGTCTGAAAAGGAAGCAGCCAGAAGAAACTTTATAGACAAAGTAATAGAACGGACAACTGATGAGAGCCAATCTGTTCCAAGAGAAGCTTTCAGTGATATACCTGAATCAGATGCTCCATTCAACAGGGAAGAAGCCGAGAGAGCTTTTGCCGGTACTCCAAGGGAAGTACAGGTAAGACCTCGCCAGCAAGACTTCACAGATGAGATGCAATCGGTTGAACAGGTTAAAAGAACCAGACCGGAAATAGCCAAGAAAATCTGGAGTCCAAAGAATATCCATAAATATGCTTTAGCCATAGAAGATATCTGGAACAGGGGTACAGAAAAGGGCAGAAAGCTTCTCCTTAAAGAGCTCAAGATGCCGGTTAAACTCTATACTCTGGAATATAAAGATTTACCTCTTAAAGCTCAAAGGCTCTTGGCTCTGACTCAAATAAAGAATAATACCTTGAATATGCCCATAACCAGCCATTTCATAGATATTATGTATTATCTTCAGTATCTTGAGGAGAAGACCGGACAGCCCTTTATGACCATTGGTGTAAGGGTCAGAAACTCTTCATCCATTGGTGAATCCCGCAAAGATTTTATTCTGAAAGATATTATTGAAGAGCCAAAGTTTGCCAAGATTCTGGGTGATGAAGAAGCCTTGACCAGAGTTGAGGAGGAAATAAATTCCAAATTACTGGATGAGAATGGCGTACCGATGGGTGAATCTCCTGAAGGGATAACTGATGACGAGCTCTTGCTTGTCTCTGAGATTGAAGCTGTCTACAAGTATTATGAGCCCATAGTAAGATACCTGAGAGTTATGAATACAGAGAATAACATGGATGCTATGAGAGAGGCTTTTCCTGATGCGGTTAAATCCGGTCAGGAAGACTCTTTGAGATTGGTTGTGGTTATGAGAGCCAAAGGCAATCTGGATGAACTCTATGATTATCTCAAGCCCCAGACATGGGGTGTAATCGGCAGTGGTTATGATCCACGCTATATATCTAAGCCAAGCCTTAAAACCAAGAAGACCAGTCTAAGCTCCTCCAGAGGTGAAGGAAGGCTTGAAACAAGGAAGTCAGTTGAATACAGCACAGAGAGTACTGAAAGAAATGTTATCAGGAGACTGGCTTCCTATGTAGAGCAGATGGAAATTCAGTGGCTTATAAAAGATGATCTCAAGGTACTGGATGATCTATGGGATGAAACTGCTGATAAATTTACTGATAGAAACCAGATAGCCCAAGACCTATCAACCTGGATTGCCAGAGTTCAGGGAATTCCAATCACCTATACCAAAGCTGACAGGTTAATGTTGAAACTGAAAAACCAAGCCATGACAGCCATCTTCTTTGCTCCCGGTCTATATGTAAGAAACCAGTTTCAGGCTGTACTTATGCACCCTGATCGGTCTTGGTTAGTAAAGTGTCTGATTGATAAAAGTACTCCGGCAGAAAGAGCTCAGGCTAAACTTTACTTTGATACCTTTGTCAGTGAACTTGGCGGTATCAGAAGAGACTGGCTAGGTATTGGAGATAAGGGTTTCAAGATATTTGATAAGTGGAACAAGCTGGCTCAGAAATTAACCTACTATGATTATTCAGACTACTTACCCAGACTTCATTCCTTCTTAGCCAGTTATGGTAAAGCCAGTCAAGCCACCGAGCAATTCAGGAAAGATGGTGATATAGATAAGTGGATTAAAAATTCTGGTATTATCCATTTGAGGATTTCAGAAAGAAACTATGTTCTAACTCATTATCTGGGCAACGGGGACAAGACTTTCAACATGAGCATAGATGGTCTGAAGAAGCTTACCGGTTATGATATGGCTAACTATTTTGTAGCCCAGAGGATAGCCGATATAACCAACTTCAATTATACTCTCCGAGAAAGAGGTATCCTTGAAATGACTCCTACAGGCAAGACCTTCTGGAACTTGTTTGTCTTCCCAAGAGGTTATGCTATGAGAGTTGCTTTCCAAGCCGAGAAGATCAAGCAAGTCTTTAGCAAGGATACAAGTTGGGAAGAAGCCAGATCTGGTTTCAATGATATAACTAAACTGATAATCGCAGCCCAGATATTTGGGAGTCTGTGGACTTCAGTTACTGGAAAGAAGAAGAATCCTTGGGATGTTCTGTCAACACTGACTACATGGCAACCAGGAGGCTTATTCTATGGTATTGCCTCTGATATGTTTAATCTGATAGCTGATATCAGTAACCTTATAAGCCCTACTGCAGATGAAGATACCAAGAAGAGGGCTGAGGCTGAGATAGCCAGTTTAACTTCCAGAAATGCCGGTAACATACTTCCCTTCTATACACAGTTAGTGGATGTTCTGGATGTTATCTTCCAGACAAAAAACATAGATCAGGCTGGATACAAGAGAGCCAGAGCTTTATTACAAAACACCTTTACTACAGATAAATATACTCCTGATGATATAGATAAGGTGCAAAGGAATTTCTGGGAAGGATTCACCAAGATTGTACTGGCTGCCGAGACTCCTGATCCGACTCAGATAGAACAGATAAGAACAAAACTTGATGATGCCGAACTGAAACTTGGTAAATTTCAGGATAGTGGTTCTCTTTATACCCTTGAGCAGTATAAAAACGAGGTAAAGAATCAGACCAAGAAATTACCCCCCATGTATCTAACCAAAGATGAGGGCTTCTCTGACCTGACCATGTTTGCCCTTGATTGTGCTGATGATCTTAAACCCTACTTTGAACTGATCACCGATAAGCAGAAAGATGATTGGAGAAAAGTTCATATACAGGAAGAAGCCGAGCTTATATTCTGGGGTTATTATGATAGATCAATATTCAATGAAAAATCAACTTCAGGAAAGGAGGTGAAGAAGCTATTAGATTTATGGGTCAGTACTTATCATGTTACCAAGGCTATGCAACCATCTGCAAAATGGACTGATCTAACTCCAGTAAAATAATTGACAATACAGTGAATATATAATAAAGTGATTTCAAATGGAGGATAAAATGCCGGAAGTTAATGAAGGGAAGCCAGTAGTGGATGAGCCAGTTGTAGGTGCAGATGGCAAGCATCCAGAAACGGTTTCATGGAGTCAGTATGTTGGTATCAAGGAATCCCTTGGAAAGAAACTTGATACAGCAACAGGCAAAGTGGCTACCCTTGAGGAACAGTTGAAAACATCCATCAAGACCGAAGAGCATAATCAGATAAAGTCTGAACTTGAAAAAGAGAGATCAGAAAAGAAGCTTATATCTGATGAGCTGAACAAGTTCAAAGAACAGAGCATTACAGAGAAGAGGGCTACTCTCATAGCGAGAGGAATCCCTAAAGAAAAAACGGATTCATTGTCTGGAGATGCTCTCAATGCCGTTTTAATGGTGCTTGATGGAACGGGTAGTCTTTCCAAGCCCAAGCCAGATCTTGGTTCAGGTGGAAGCGGTTTCAATGAAAACCTGTCTTCTACAAACAAGATTGCATCTGGGTGGGCAGCACTTCATCCTAAGTAAAGAATAAACAGGAGGAATTTCCTAAATGGCTATTGTTGGACATTTTGACTCATTAGCGGAAGCACAAAAACTTGTGCAATCCCAGTTGCTTGCCGGTGTCGTGCAGGAAATCTATGAAGAAGGTCAGTTGCTTCAGAGATTACCTGTCACTACCATTGACAGCAAAACACTACAATATAACAGAGAATCCACTCTCCCGTCTGCTGCCTTCTATGAGATCCATGAGCAGATTCCCTGGTCTGCTGAAGTGTCTTTCACTCAGGTAGAAGTCGGCTTGAAAATCATAGTTCGTCAGGATGTTCTGGATAACTTCATGATGAAAACTTACAGAAATCCGAATGATTACCGGACAATCATCCTGAAGAATCTGGCGAAAGGCTGCATGAGAACCATTGAAGATAAGCTGATCTATGGAAACATAGATAATGATGCAGCTGAATTTGATGGTATCGGACATATGCTTCCTGCAGATATCGCCGGTAGTGAACAATGGCTTGCTGCCAATCCCCAAGCTTGGGATATGGGCAACGCAGCCCTGTCCATGATCAGGATGCGAGAACTGATTGACAAAGTAAAACCGAAACCGAGCATCCTTCTGATGACTAGAACAATGCGGAACTACCTGTCTTCAATCGCTTTTGAAAAAGGTATTGTACTGGCTAACGCCAATCCTATAATGCTGTCATCCGGTGAAAACAAATTCGGTGCAAGGATTGACTACTTTGATGGTGTGCCAATCCAGATCAGCGATTATCAGGGCGGTACTTATGGTGAAACAGATAACACTGTCAACAAAGCTGCAGCTGCTACCGGTATCTCTTCAATCTGGGCTATCCGATTCGGAAACATCCTGGATGGCGGTCTGAGCCTTGTTACCGGCGGAGACACTGGTGGGATGGCTTTCTTTAAGGTGACTGAACTGGATGCTCTGGAAGATTATGATGCATCCGGTATCAGATTAACCGCCTATGCAGCTCTGGCTCAGGGTTCAAGCAAAGCCACCGCTGTTATCCATTCCATTGATGAAGATGCTACTGTTGTAGGTTAAAGATGAGGGTAAAGCCCTTAGTTTGGCTGTTAATCTAAAAACAGTTAAAGGAGAATAAAATGCCTACAAATTCTAAATCTTATACCCGTAAAGTAATCAATGAAGCTGGGTCAGTTCTACTGTTTCCTGAAACTTCCGAATCTCCTCTTAGACAAGCTCTGGATGCTGATCCTTATGCAATCTCAGCTATACAGCTTTTTCCCTTGGGGACTAAGCTTGTCAGAGGTGAAAGAACCTACAGATACGCATTGAATGGTGGTACTGGTTTAGCAGCCGGTGCTCCTGTTCAAGGTGCAGCAGCTCTTAACGCAGCTTTCAATGCTGATGTAGCCATGACTGTTCCTGCAGCTACTCCGGCTACCGCTGGTACATTTAAGATAAGTGTTACCAGTACAGCCACCCTTGCATCCAACTCTTCCGCAGGCACATTCAATGAAGGCTACTTGGTAGTCAATGATCAGACTGGTAAAGGAAGCTGCTACAAGATCAAAGACCAACCTGCCTTCTCTGGTACAAGCCAGAACATCATCACCCTGTATGACTCGCTTGCAATAACTCTGGATGCTACCTCCCAACTCGGTTTTATCCAGAATCCTTACAAGAACGTCATCGCTACTGCAGCCGTATTAACAGGTGCTCCTCTGGGTGTTGCTCCCAGAGCTGTAACGGCTTCTTATTACTTCTGGCTTCAGACCGGAGGTGTAGCTGCGGTTGCTACCCATACTACCATCGCAGTTGGTGGCTTTGTAATGGTAGGTACTACTGCAGCTCAGGTTGATCCTGCCGTAACTGATGTTAAAACATACCAGATAATCGGTTATGCTTTAACTCCTGGTGTATCAACGGCTGGAGAAATGTTCCTCGTTTTCTTGATTCTGGACTGATAATAGGAGATAGAGATGCCACTATACAGGTATGAATGTGAGGAACATGGGGTGTTTGAGAGGATTAAGCCTATCGCTGAAAGAGGGTTTTGCTCCTGCCCTCAGTGCGAAAAGCAAGCCTGTATAGTGGTATCCCCCTTCAGTATTTCTGCTTGCAGTGACAAACGATTGAAAGATGGCGAGGGCTTCTCCTCTGTGACTTACAGCAAGGATGAAGCCCGCTACCGGATACGAAACAATGTCAGTAAATATGAAACAGTATGAGGTAACTCATGCCTACAAAAGCAGAAAATTTAAACAAGGACAGCTCTCCAGAGGAAGTTAAGGGAGCTGTTTCTGATTGTATAGGACAGCTTATCAAGGAAGGCAGAAGCAAGGAACAGGCTGTGGCTATCTGCTATTCTCAGGCAAGTAAATCTTCAGGTAAAGACTTGAGCAAGAGAAAATCTACTACCATAGAGTAAACAGTATAAATTTATATAAGAGAGGTAAAATAACATGGCTGCGGGGACATGGACTTGGGTAGCTGGAAATAAGGTCAAACTCTTTGATGGGACATTCGGAGCTATTACTGGCTCAAATGCCTACAAGATAGCACTGTTCAATAACAGTTGGGCGGTTACTACAACCATTTATTCCACTACTAATGAGATTTCTCAAGCTTATGGCTACCTAACAGGTGGTGTGCAAGTAACCCTGACCGCTGTAGAAACTACAGGGACTGTAAAGGTAACTACGGCTACTGCCGTTTCATGGACAGCCAGTGGTGGCACGATAACCGCCAGATATGCGGTACTGTATAAAGCTACCAGTACCTTTGATATCATGTGCTACTGCTTGCTTGACTCCGCTCCGGCTGATGTCGCAACAACGACTGGTAACGCCCTGACACTCACGATGAACGCCTCCGGTATCTATACACTATCATAAGGGGGAGTTACATGAAGGTTTATTATTCAAATGCTTTCAATACTCTGGGACTCCATACCATAGTAAGGACATGGGGAGGCAATCTGGGGATTGTAAGACCCTCAGATTTAGTCTCCCCTGTACTGGAGAATACTTCAGTATTGGAGATTGATTTTGTCACAAACAGAGAAGTATGCAAAAACCTGACTCATGGTTACATTCCTAAACCAGTTCTTAATCCTAATATGCCGGCTGAAACTCCTTTAATCAGATATTATGTTACTGAGCACGGTCAGCTTTGCTATGAAGACGGAAATATAGTACCTATCAATACTGACTCTGATAAGGATCTGGTTGATGCTTATCCTCAAGCTGTTACAACCTATATGTCAGCAAAAAGTGCCAAGACAACATTGATGCTTGAGGGAAAGCTGGAAGAAATTGAAGAAGTTCCAGAAGTTACTGTAGCCGAATTGCAAGAACAGCTTGATGAACTCAAGGATATAGTCAGGGCAATCATTACCAGAAATAACTTAGCAGAGTGGAAACAATGAGGGTCTATTATCTGAAAGCCAACAATACTCTGGGATTCCATGATATAGTCAGGGTCTGGAACGCCACCACAGGAAGAGAATATCCCTGGGATACAAAACCAGAACGGATGCCAGAAGATCAGTCTTATATAGAAGTTGATGCTATGGCTAACCGTGATCTCTGTAACAGGATGCTGAAAAGGTGGATGACACCTAAAACAAAAGCGATGGATTTTCTGGCTGATCTTCCTCCAATCTATGTGAATAATGATGCCAATCTCTGCTATGAAGATGGAACACTGGTAGATATTACTGTAGACCCAGACAAAGAAATAGTTGATAATTTTCCTGATGAGTATATTGCTTATCTGGAAGAGAAGAACTCCGAGAATCCTCCTGAAGTTACAATAAGCAGTTTTCAGGAAGACTTAGATCATTTCAAAGATGTGGTAAGAGCCATTATTAATCGTAATATACTGTCAGAGGATAAAGGCTGATGACTGCCACTATAAGAGACTATAAGAATGGATCACCAGTAGGTTATCTAGAGCTGTATGAGATTCCAGAACCAAACAGGTATTGGAGCAATACTAAAGAGGAATTTACCGCTGCTTCCAGCTATGTTCCATATAGTGTAAAAACATACTTAGCATCAGCCGGTGCTGCTTCTTTTGATTTATATGCTTATCTGATTGATTCCAATTTTAACACGGTTGCTTTTGGCTATG